ATGTTTTTCAGATCGCAAAATATATGTAGGCACAAAAAATTTACAATATTTACATTTGCGCTATATTAGATGTGTGGTATTTACTCAAACCCTAGTAAAAATGCGGTATTATACCATATATTTACATTTACGCTATTGTAAATAAAAACATTTACAGTTCTATGGCATTAATCACCAGAAAACAAGCAGCAGAGGAGATGGGAGTTACTATCCAAGCTGTGTATATGGCAATAAAACAAGGCAGACTAACGGCTATCAAAGATAATCAAGGCAAGATTGTTATTAACTCAGACACAATGAAAGATGAGTGGGCTAAACGAAGTGAGCCTAAAATGATTAAAAAAATTGAGCATAAAACATATAAATCTTCACAATCTGAAACTGAATATCCAGAATATGGCGAAAGTAAAGCTAGAACAGAGCATTTAAAAGCTGAGTTATTAGAGCTTGAACGTCAAGAAAAAGAAAAAAGTCTTGTTCCAGTAGAAGAAGTTAACAATACTTGGCAAAAGATTATTACTAATACAAGAAATAAACTTTTAGGCGTTCCATCAAAAGCACAGCAAAGATTGCCTGATTTAGATAACAGCGCAGTTAGTTGTATTGATGACATTATTAGAGAAGCTTTAGAAGAATTATCTGTTGCATGACGAGTATTTTTGATTTAGAGAAAAAAGCATACGCAGCATTCTTACCACCAAAAAAACTTACTCTTAGCAATTGGGCTGATCAATATGCATACCTTTCCGTAGAAAGTTCAGCAGAGGGTGGTAGATGGCGCACGTTACCATATCAGAAAGGAATTATGGATGCAGTTACTGATCCTAATATTGAACAAATATCAGTAATGAAATCAGCAAGAGTAGGTTACTCTAAGATTCTTAATCACATTATTGCTTATCACATACATAATGACCCAACTAGCATTATGCTTGTGATGCCGACTATTGAGGATGCCACTGGTTATTCAAAAGAAGAGATAGCGCCAATGCTTCGCGATACAAAATGTTTGCAGGGATTAGTGAGTGACGCAAAAGCAAAAGATGGACAAAATACACTTCTACAAAAATTATTTCCCGGCGGCAATTTAACTCTTGTTGGTGCTAACTCACCTAGAGGCTTCAGAAGAGTTAGTAGGCGTATTGTTTTATTTGATGAGACAGATGGCTACCCTGCCTCTGCCGGAACTGAGGGTGATCAAATAAAGTTAGGTATAAAACGTACAGAATTTTTTGCTAATAGAAAAATAGTTGCTGGCTCTACGCCTACAGTCAAAGATTTCAGTCGTATAGAAAAATTATTTAATCAAACAGATCAACGCCGTTATTATGTGCCATGTCCTAAATGCAATCATATGCAGTATTTAAGATGGGCTAATTTTGAGTGTTTTGAAAATGATCCAAGTACAACGATTTACAAATGCGAAAAATGTAATCATCATATTCCGCATTCAAAAAAAAGGTGGATGGTAGAACGTGGCGAATGGCGAGCTACTGCACCATCAAATGGAAAGCACGTTGGTTTTCATATATGGGCTGCATATTCATACTCACCAAATGCAAGCTGGGAAAATTTAATGGAAGAGTTTCTTGCTTGTAAAGATGATCAAGAACAGTTAAAGACTTTTGTAAACGTAACTTGTGGAGAAGTTTACGAGGATGAATATCATACAAAAGCTAGTGCAGAGGGATTGTCAAAACGTGCGGCAGAAGAAACATACAAAGAAGGTATACCACCAAGAGAAGTTTTAATTCTTACGTTAGGTATTGACGTACAGGATGACAGGTTAAGTATGTCAGTTATTGGTTTTGGTCGTAATGAAGAAATGTATCTAATTGATCGTAAAGTTATTTACGGCTCACCAGCAAGAGCAGATTTATGGGCGCAACTTGATGAGGTTTTGCAAAGTAAATATAAGAATGAAGACGGCAAAGAATTAAAAATAGATACAGCAGCTATTGATACTGGTGGTCACTACACTCAAGAAACTTACCAGTACGTTAGAGAAAGAGAACAATTAGGTTTGATAGGTATAAAAGGTATCGGTATTAAGGGCAAACCTCCATTAGGAAAGATTTCTAGGGTAGATATTAACTTTCGAGGTAAAGTTCTTAAAAGAGGACTAGGTTTATATCCAGTTGGTGTTGATATTATTAAAACTACGTTACACAACAAGTTAAAAGACGCAGAAGTAGGTCATGGGTATATACATTTCTATCCGACAACAACTCAAGCGTATTTTGAAGAGCTAACAGCAGAAAGACAAATATTAAAACACAAAAATGGGTATCAAGAACGTGTTTGGGTTAAGAAAAAGAATCAAGCTAATGAAGCACTTGATGAAATGGTCTATGCATACGCCAGTTTTCAAAGATTATTGCAAAAATATGACAGAAAAACCATATATGACCAATTTGCTAAGAGATTTAAAGATAAAAAGCCTCTAAAGGAGGCTAAGATAAGATTAAATCGTACTAAATCGGCTAAAAAGCCTAATTTTATCTCTAATTGGTGATTAAAACGTGACTTTTCCAACAACAATAAGAGCCGGAGATTATGTGCAATGGCGCATACCAGCTAGCCAAGATGTCTTTGGCAACAGTATTAGCAGTCCAGATTGGTCTGTTATATATTATTTGCGTACAAATTTAGGGCCATTAGGAGCAACTGTTAGCAGTAGTGCATATAACGATGGCTTTCAATTTACGATTGCAAGTAACGTTACAGAGACTTTTGCGGCAGGGGATTGGTTTTATCAGGCAGTTGCGAATAAATCTGGCAATGAAAAACAAACAATATATACAGGCCAGTTTGAAGTCTTAGAAGGATTAGCTTACACCGGAACACCTCAAAATTTTGATGGTCGTAGTCAAGTTGAAAAAGATCTAGAAACAATACAAACAGCCATAAGAAACATAATTAGTGGTGGTGTTGTACAAGAATATAAAATAGGAACAAGGTCAGCTAAGAAATATGAATTAAAAGAATTACTTATGCTTGAGAGTAGATATAAAGCAGAGCTTGTAAGAGAAAAACAAGCAGATATGATTGCTAATGGTCTTGGCAATCCTAGAGCAACATTTGTACGTTTTAACGGAGCAATTTAATGGGAATCAGATCAAACATAAGCACAGCGGTAAAACGTGTATTAGGTTTTGGTAGAAATGCTAATCCTTTAAAAAATCTTCGTGCATATCAAGGAGCATTAGTATCTAGACTTACTTCTGATTGGATGAGCAGCCAGTTAAGCGCCGATGCCGAAATAAGGAATAGTTTGCGTAAGCTAAGAGATAGATCAAGAGAATTAGTAAGAAACAATCCTTATGCTAGACAGGCTAAACGTACAACACAAATAAATATTGTTGGCAATGGAATGAAATTTCAGTCACTCGTTTTGCAACAACGAGGCGGCAAAAGAGATCAAAGAGTAAACAATATTATTGAAGAGGCATGGTCAGAATGGACACAAGCAGATAGTTGCGATTGTGCAGGGAAGTATTCCTTTCATCAATTTGAATGGTTAGCTGCTGGTGCATTATGCGAGTCTGGAGAAGCAATATTTAGAATTGTTAGAAAACCATTTGGTAATTCACAAGTACCTCTTGCTTTACAAATGATTGAGAGTGATTTGTTAGATGAAGAATATGATGGCAAAACCCTTAACAAAAACAATGAATGGCGCAATGGCGTGGAAGTTGACGAATGGGGGAGAGCTTTACGTTACGCGATACTTACCAAACATCCTGGCGATGCATATTACCTTGATTACTCTCACAATCAGAAGTTACATATTTTTATACCAGCAGAAGACATAATACATTTATTTCTTCCAGAAAGACCAGGCCAGAATAGAGGTGTGCCTTGGTTTCATAGTGTTATGGCTGATATGCATCAATTGCAAGGCTATGAAGAAGCTGCTGTTATTAGAGCAAGAGCCGGTGCGAGTATAATGGGCTTTATTCAAAACGACCAAGGAGAGTTAATAGGTGACGATGTCGAAAACCATCAACGCATACAATCCTTTGAGCCTGGTACTTTTCGTTATCTTATGCCTAACGAATCTGTTACTGTTCCTGACATTGATTATCCAAGTCAGCAATATGAGATGTTTGTGAAAAACAAAATTAGGCGTTTCGCGACCGGAATTGGGTGTAGCTTTGAAACAATTAGTAAAGATTTCAGCGAGACTAACTATTCAAGCTCAAGATTAAGCTTGCTAGAAGACAGAGAACACTGGAAGTTTTGTCAGAAATATTTAATAGATAATTTGCACTATCGTATTTTTAAAGAGTGGTTAGAACTTGCGGTTTTATCTGGAGTTATAGATTTTCCTGATTATGCATCTAATTCAAAACGTTATTGCAAGCCAAGATGGACTCCACCAGCACAACACTATGTTGATCCTTTGAAGGAAATCCGAGCTTACCGCGAGGCTGAACAGGCTGGTTACATGACAAAATCACAAGTCATAGCACAAACTAATGGTGGTGATTACGATGATATTGTTTCTGAGATAGCAAGAGAACAAGAGGTTGCTAAGTCACTAGGTGTAACATTAGATAAAGATCTTGATCTTGAGGTTGAAATGGGGCAAATGTCACTTGATTTAACTCCTAGTCAACCAGAACAACCAGCAAGATCTAGAAAACGTAAAAAGTCTAGTTAACTATGGCAAATGTTAGTGGTACAGAGATCAACCTCAAACCAACTCAAGGAATGGTTACAGAGGCAAAAAGATACAAAGCGTGGAAAGAGGAAGGTAAGGCTGGTGGTACGCAAGTAGCAGCAGTAAGAGCTAGTCAAATTATTAGTGGTAGAGAACTATCAGCGGACGTTGTTGTCAGGATGTTTAGTTTTTTTAGCCGCCATGAAGTTGACAAAAAAGCAGAAGGTTTTAGGAAAGGAGAAAAGGGATTCCCATCAAAAGGGAGAGTGGCCTGGGCAGCTTGGGGAGGTGACAGCGGCTTCAGTTGGAGTCGAGGAAAAGCTGCTGCAATAAAAAAAGCTCGAGAAAGAGCAGAAGTTATTGAAATGGCAAGGCCATATCCAAACGAACACGCGGCAACAATTGTAAATTCAGACCAATTTGATACATTTAGACGGTCAAATGATGAAAGAGGTGAGGGTATAGACTATATTTTTGGTATAAAGGATAATGAAGAGGGAGCAGAACTACAATCAATTCGATTTAGACTTGCTCAGTATTCATCATCTCAGGCTTTAGATTGGCTCGAGGAAAACGAATTCGATCCAGTTAAATTTGAACCAGCCACCAATGAAAAAACTATGACTGAAGAAATTCAAAAGGTAGAAAGGGCAGAGCCAGATGCCTTAAAAACAGGTGACTTTGTATCTTGGAACGCTAGTGGAGGTCGAGCTAGGGGAAAAATTACAAGAATTGTACGCGATGGAAAAATTGATGTTCCTAGCAGTTCTTTTGTAATTAATGGCACACCAGAAGACCCTGCTGCTTTAATACAGGTTTATAGAGATGGTGAGTCTACAGATATATATGCAGGGCATCGATTTTCGGCACTTACGAAAATTGCCGACATTAGAACGATTGATGCTGGAGATAAATTTGAGCGTAAAGAAGTTACGGATTTCAAAAATGTGAAATCCAGAACATTTGAGTTCCCATTTAGCTCTGAATATCCTGTTAAAAGATATTTTGGTAACGAAGTGTTAAGCCACGATGAGGGCGCAGCAGATTTATCTCGACTAAACGATGGCGGTGCTGTCTTGTTTAATCACGATATGAACAAACCCATAGGGGTAGTGGAAAGTGCGGAAATTGACCCTACAACCAAACGAGGATACGCTAAAATTCGCTTCTCACGCAATAAATTCGCTTCTGAAGTCTTAGAAGACGTTAAAGATGGTATTTTACGCGGTATTTCTTTCGGTTATCAAATAAATGATATGGAAGAAATGGAGGATGGTATGCGCGCAACTAATTGGTCTGTACACGAATTATCAGTTGTAACTGTTCCAGCGGATCCCACAATTGGAATTGGTAGAAGTTTGATAGAACCCTCACAAGGTAATAGTATTAATATAGAAGATAAGTCTCCTCAAGAGGAGATAAATTCTGCGGAAGTATCCGCATCACCCTCGGTTCGTACTATGGAAGAATCAACTAAAGAAACTGCGGTTGAGGCGGAGAAATCCGTTGATATCGACATCAAAGCCGAAATTCAACGTGCTATTGATGAAAATAATGCTCGTACAGCATCAATCACTTCGTTATGTCGTGAGTTTGGAAAGTATGGAGCAGAAGAGCTTGCTGACACACTAATTAAGGGAAATAAAACTCCCGAAGAAGCGAAAGCAGCAATCCTCGATCTTGTTAAAAACAAGGCAGAGGTTCGTAATACACCCATTCGTTCAACAGACATGACACAAAACGATGTTGGCTTAGACCAAAAAGAAG